TTCTGCTACTACATCGCTCTTGAAGCCGGAGCAGTGGGCGAGATCGTCCATGCGTTCCGGTTCGGGACTCGTGCTGCCTAAGCCATCACCCAACTAAGGAGGACTGAATCATGGCTTTTTACCCCGCAGGTGGTGGACTTTCGACCTATGTCCCTTCCACCAATGATCTTGCCACGGGTGCGCTTCAGGTGGAGTTCACGCGCACCGTCAATTCGTTCGCGCTGTCGCGCTACGCTCAGATCGTCCCCACTTCCAAGATGACGGGTTACTATCTCCGTCAGGATGTGCCGGACAATGTGCGCGTGACCGACACGAAGGAGTTTGCTTGGGCGCTCGGGACTGACCGTCCCACGGGCAAGCAGAACTCGTTTAACTTCGTGTCCTACAGCACGGAGCGTTTCGCTTACCCGTTCTACATTCCGCAGGAGACTGCGAATCAGGCGGCGTGGGATGTCGTGGCGCAGCACGCTCGCAGCAAGGCTCAGTTGGCGATGACGGCCCGCACGATCCGTGCGGCAAGCGTCCTTTCCACCTCGGGCAATTGGGGCGGCAACTATGTTGCGACCCCGGCTACTAGCCCGATCAGCGCGGGTTCGTGGACGGGAAGCACGGCAGGCAACGCCTACATTCAGAAGACGATTCAGGCCGTGATGCGTCAGGTGAGTCTGTCTTCGGGTGGCGCGGTTGCTCCCAACCAACTCATCATGGTCATTTCCCCGACCATTGCTCAGGTGGTTTCGCAGGCTCCTGAGACTAAGGAGTATGTGAAGAACTACCCCGCCGCCCTGTCGTTCTATCAGGGCAGCGACACCTTCTCGCGGTGGGGCATCCCGCCCACCCTGTTCGGGCTTGGCGATGTCGTTGTCGATGACTCGGTGAAGGTGACGAGCAAGAAGGGTGCTGCTTCGCTCACTTCGTCCTATGTCTACGGCAACGGCGCGTACTTCCTGTCGCGTCCGGGCGGGCTCGTCGGGGTGGAGGGCGCTGCGTCCTTCTCCACGATGCAGATTTTCGCTTACGAGGACATGACCGTTGAGCAGTTCAACGACCCGATGAACCGCCGCCTTGAGGGGCGCGTCATCGACAACAGCGCTGCCGCTGTCGTGGCCCCGGTCGGAGGCTACGCCATCGGTGATGTGTCGTAAGGTGGATTGATCCACGCGAGGGGGGGCAGGGCTTCGGCCCTGTCCCCCCGTTCGCGTAAAGGAGGCGGCATGGCCTACGCGACCTATGCGGACATGGAAGCCGCGTTGGATCAGCAGATCATCGCGCAGTTGTGCGGCGATGCGGGTACGCCGATGCCGGGGCCGAACCCGGCCACGGACGCGGCGCTTGACCGCGCTACGAGCCTGATCCGTTCGTATGTCCGGGTGGGAGGCATCTACACGGAGGCGGAACTCGCGGCGCTTGACGCGGCGAATGATCCCCTGCTCGTAACGATGTGCGTGGACTTGGCTACGGAATTCCTGTTTCAGCGCCGGGGCGCGAAACTCACCCCGGCGATTGAGCAGCGCATCAAGCAGACCTACACGATGCTTGAGGGCTTGCGGGATGGCAAGATGCTGTTTGGCTCCGTGGAGTCGAATGTGACCGCCGGAACCCCGGTGGTGAAGGCTGTCCCGTCCGCGAACCTGACTTGGTACAACGCCGTGAGCAATTCGGGATTCTTCCCGATGCGGCGCGGATCGACCTACCCGTGAAGCCGATCCGCGACCGGGTGAAGGCGGCGTTGCAGTCCGCAGGCGTGCAGAAAGGCATCGCGCAGGCGTTCGTGGGGATCATGCGCGACCACATTGACGAGTCCTACGGGCGTGCGCCGGGTGGGGGCCGGGTGGCTCACAAGCCCCTGAAAGACCTGTTCGGGCGTGCGTGGAAGCGCAAGCCGGACGGCGGGCGCGTGGTTCGTACCCGCACCGTAGGCAAGAGGAAGAAGCGCACGGAATATCTCGTGGAAGTGCCGTCCTACCGCAATGGGGGGCATCCGCTGAAGAACAAGGGGGATATGTGGCGGTCGCTCAACGCGCAGGCGGGCAGCGTGGTTGGCGGCTTGCGTGTCACCCTGCGCGGGCTTGCCCATGCCGCGTATCAGGACAAGGGCTTCAGCACGAACCCAAAGAAGGGCAATTTCATCCCGCTGACGAAGAAAGGCGCACGCCACGCAAAGGGTGCGAACCCGAAGGACGAGGGGATGAAGCGCGGCAAGGACTACTTCATGGCGCGGCGGGGCGTGACTGTCCCGGCGCGTCCTTTCCTGCTTCCGACCCGTCAGGACATGGGAATCATTGGACGCAGCATCGCAATCGGCTTACGATCCGTACTTAGAGGAATCTGACCTATGGCTACCGCAATTTTCGTCCCCGGCCCAACGGTGGTGAATGTCTCTACCGGAACCTCAACGACTCCCGGTTCGTTCATGGTTCTTGGGTATTCGGACAACGACAATCTGCCGTCGATTCAGTTCACCGATCACCTTCACGAAGTGAAGACGGTGACGAGCGGCGCGGTCCCCGAAGAACTCGTGGCGCAGAACATCGAAGCCTCTGTGACTGTCTCGCTCGTCAAGTGGGACAGCGATGTTCTCAATACGCTCCTTTCGGATCAGCGCAACGCGGCATACAACAATCAGGTCGGCAGGCGGCTCATTAGCAGTAACGGGGCGTGTGGATTGCAGATTCGCAGCGTGGCGGCGGCGCAGCCCGGATACACCTTCACGCACGCATTCCTGCGACCGGACAGCGTGGGTGACTCTCAATGGGGCAACCGAGAGCGCGTCCTCACGCTGAACTTCCGTTGCATTCCCAATCCGACTGACAATCTGCTTTGCACTTACGGCAATCTCCCGGTAACTCCCTGACCATGCCTATCGAACTCACCGAAGCCGACGATCCGATGTTGTTCGCCGTGTGCATTCCGGCGGGGCGTCTCGTCTTTCAGTTCAACGAAGTCACGGCGACCCTTCAGGCCATGTCCCCCCCGCAGGGGCAGGCCGGGGTTCCCGAGATGGCCCGCGCCATGCGCGAGGCTTCGCGCACCCCGAATATCGCCGTGCAGGCCACGGACGCGCAGTTGTTCGCCGCGTATGCCCGCGCCGCGAAGGCGGTGGAGCAGTCGGGAAACGGCTAAGGGCAGTCGCTAGGTTCCTCGCGGCCTACGGGCGACTGCCATCGGAATTCGACAAGGAGATGGCATTGGGCCTGACCGCCAACATCCCGCGCATCGAAGCCTCGCAGTCGCTTGTGTTCGCACGAGCCATCGGCATTGCCTTCGGTGACTCTAAGGCTCTTGCCGCCGCCATCTATGAGGCGACCGGAAACGGTCGCTTGGCGCAGCGCGTGGAGATCGACGGCATGAGGGGGAAGAATGCCTAATACCGGGCAAATCCTCACGACCATGCGCGACGAGATCGCTGAGTGGATGTCCGGTCTTGGGTACGGATCGAATGTCTACATCGCTGAAGCGCCGATTGACGAGGTGACTACGCAGTATGCAATTCAGTTGGTCCCCGGCCCGGACACGGCAGCGCATCCCAACAGCGGCGTAGGGCTCGTGCGCTCGTCCATCGACATCGTGGTGTGGTGGCGCGGGATGCAAGACCCCGTTATGCGTGGCACCTACCGGATTGCGGGTGATGACGGCATTCAGCCGTTTGCAGACATCCTACGCGAATGGCTTGTGCAGCGCGATTTCGGGTTGATGACGGTTGCGTTGACTTTCCGAAACGGCGGCAAGGTGGCGGCGGTTCCTGAGTTGGAGGGGTGGCTCACGCTGACTGACACCTACGAATATGCGTATGAGATGGCGTGGGAGGTGAAGTAGCCGTGGAGGATCTTGGCAACATCAACATCACCATCCGGGACGGAGCAGGCGGCGGGGGCGGCGGCGGTGTTGGCGGTGGACCGAATGCGTTGGCGCAGCGGTCGATGGTTCTTGCCAATCAGCCGATCAGGATTGCTCAAGCGGTCATCAAGATCGACCAAGCGGTAATTATGCAGTTTGGGCAGGCGATGCAGAGGGCTATTGCCGGATCGGTGGCGCAAGCCGTCCCGCCTGTGTATCCGAGGCAAGACCCCGCTGCCCCGTTTGGGCGATTGGCGCGCTTTCAAGAGTTGCAGTCGGAATTGATGGCGTTTGGGCAGCGGCCCACGCTCGGGAGTGCCCTGTCGCTCGTGCGGTCGAACACGGCAACCTCTCAGGCCATCGCGGGCATGGGCAGGGCAGCGATGGGCGTAAGCACGGCGCTCGTCGCGGTGGGCGCGGTGGGTGGAACGGTTGCCGTCACGCTTGGCGCGTTGCAGATGGCTTCAGCGCACGCGGCTTCGCGGATTGAGGAAGTGTGGCGATTCTCGTCGGCCACGACCGGGGCAATGGCCGAGCAGCAAGTCGCACGGTTCGTCATGCAGATCAAGGAAGCGGCAATCAACGGGGAGGTCTATGCGCGTGCGATCCGGGCGCAGACGGACAGCA